AAACTATAATTAGATCCACCCTTAGAAACAGTAACTGATTCAACTTTTGAAGAACTATTAATTACAACAGTTGCTTCTGCACCTTGACCATCACCATTAATCGGAACTTTGGTATAAGTTTGATTAGCAGTTCCTAATCCAACACCTCTATTAGTTATAGTAACAATCTTAAGTTGTCCACTAGTTGAGGCATTATCTCTTACTGCAGCATCAGTGCTATTAGTTGCCCAATCTGCAGGAACAGGCATAAAGTCTGTAGAATCAAATTTTACAATATCACCTGGTTTAATAGTATACAAATACTTCCACACATATCCATCACCACTACTTCCTGCAGCTCTTGGTTCTAAATCAGTGAATGTTGGTTGATCTAATGATGCTTTCCCTTCTGGGTTATTAGGATCAGTTCCATTCTGAAGACAAATATAAACTTTATAATCCTCATTTACCACAAAGTAATTTGCAGCATATAATGTAATTGCATTAGAAGGTTTAGAGGGATTCTCTGCTTGAATATCATTCCTATACATGTCATAGGTGATACCTGATGCCCATGTATTCTTCTTAACAACTTGCTTTACATCTGTTGTATCTACCTTTTTCAAGGCTATCATTGTATCCCAATATTCATTCTCTTGATTAAAACTATCCCGTGGATCAGGTGGAGTCGTATTCCAATCAGAATCAACCTGCGTAGCATTCGGTAAACCAATCCATGTATAAAATGAATTAGTTGTCGATGCTACACTAGCGACAAAATCTTTAGTATTCAAAATACGAAGTTGATCAGTTATAATTGCAGCCATTTTGCGATAGTTTTTATTTATTTATTAAGATTTTTTGGTGACTAAAGTAGACACACGAGGGTATTTAGTTCCTGCCGTAGTATATCTACGAGCACCGTATGCTGAATCAGGATCTAAAACACCAGTTTCAGGTCGTTGTTTAAAGTAAAACAAATACCTATTAGAAGATCCTTGTAAAGAAGTGGTGTCAGAAGTGCTTCCTCCACTATCAGTTAATTGATCAGATTTGCAATGTTGTTCAAGATAAGCAACACAATCAGATTGACTCAAACGTGGTTCTTGTTCCAATAAACAAGCAAGAGCTCCACATACTTGAGGAGATGCCATACTTGTTCCATCATATTTGGCAAAAAGAAAATCACTGTCTCTTGGATCCTGTACAGTAGTAACAGTTCCTCCAGTTACAGCATTTCCATTCACCGCAGAAATAATATTATCACCAGGACCGTAAGTCGTTATTCTAGGACCACAATCACTAAATTCTGCTTTTTTCTCAGTGGAATTTGCATCTGCTGCTCCTGTGCATATTACATTATCTCCAGTAGAATTCCAAGATCCTCTGTGATAGTTATATGCTGTACCACTTACAGTAACAGTATCATTATATTCATCTCCACTAGAGACATCCCATCTCATTTGAGTATTACCTGCAGCTGCCACTAACACTACTCCCGACTCAATAGCATCTTCAAGATCAGAAATATAAGAAGTAACATATGCAGCAACAGTCAAAGTTGTTGCATTATATGATCTAGTACTTATTCCATAAGTATTAAAATCTGAATCTGTAAATCCAGAATTATAAGTAACTCCATCATGCACTACTTGAGTAATCCCAGAACGTGCAAGTGAATAAGTAGAACCCCAACTACTGTTTACAATGGTTGGATTTTTACGTCCAGTAGCAGCATTTACTGATTTATTCTCATGAAAATATTTTACATATTCAAAAAGATGATCAGTAGGGATCTGTCCATCAAAAGGACTCATACTATAAATGTTAGCATTTCTTGCCCATCCTTGAGTATTGCCACATACAGTTCCTGCTACATGCATTCCATGATTATCATTAGCACTATTTCCTGAACTATAAGTATAAGTTCCATCACCTCCACCTTCTATCTCATCCTTATATTGAAGCCAATTAAATTGATTAACTCTTGTACCACCACTACCATCAGGATACATTTGAAACTCTGGATGAGTGGTTCCAATCAAACCATCCATGATAATGACATCTACATTTTTTCCAGAACTAGTAGTATTAATTGTAGCACTTTCAGCAACTGTTCCACCTACTCCCCATCCAGAAACTTGTGATCCCCTTATTGATCTATAAAGACCCCAATTTTTATTGGTTGCCCCTGCAGTAGCACTTTTATTCCAATCAGTTGAAGTTTGTGTATAAATGGGTTTATTAGTAATAGTATCTAATTGTGATCTAGAAATTATATCTCTTACTCGTGAATCACCTTTCAATGTAGATGCTTCTGCAGAGGTAAGATTATAATTAGTATTTCTACTTTTGGGTCTTCTATTCAAACAACTTACTGCTCTGGTAGGAATAGAACCAGATCCCCCTGATGATTCCATTTCAGTATAGAAATCAGACAAATCCTCATGTTTATTAAGAGTAACTATATGTTCTTCCATTTATTAATCCTCTAACTGAAGAACTGTTAAATTAACAGTAGTAACTCCCGCAGCTGCTTCTTTATTAGTAACTGCCACAAAAATAGAACTTCCTGTTGATACTGGATCATTATTCCATCCAATCACTCCTGGTGACATTATGAATGTACTAAACCCTACTGTAGATGTTGCTACTTCAGCAATGACTCCAGAACCAGGTGTAGGATCAGTTTGTTCCTGTCTAGTGGTTATATCACTATCCCTAGAAACTGCATCAGTGTATATCCTTACCCATGCAGCACTAGTGATTCCAACCTTATATAAATTATATGATTTAAATCCCGTTATATTAAACTTAGCAGTGCTACCTATACCAATTGATGTACTCGCACCTGATACCACAACTCTAGAAGAAAGAGTGGCAATACCACTTAAATTTGAACCATCCCCATAGAATTCTTTCGCAGTAACAATGCCAGCACCGATACCAGCATCTAGTCCCGTATTATTAATCGTTACTCCACTACCAACCAAAACAGAAGTAATTGTAGCAGATGTGCCAGTTATATTACTTGAAGTAATAACACCCGTAACATTTAGATGTTGAGTGGTAGTTACTCCAATAACCCCTAGTTGAGTGATAGTAGTAATTCCATTTATATCTACATTTCCTAAAACAGTTAAAATAGACGTAGAAGTAGTCGTTCCTAGACCAACGTTTCTTAATGTATGAATACCTAAACTATTACTTTTAAAAGTTCCTGCAATCGAAGTTAAATTAGTCCCATCTCCATAGGTATTATAAATTTCATTAAAATTATGATTAATAACTCCAGCACCAGCTCGCAGGGTATCACCTGTTCCATCATTAGCGGAAGATCCAGTATCTATTCCTATTTTAGCCATTTTATGCTAGTTGTTTAATGGTATTTATTACGAATAATCTTTATATTTCAATGGAGCGACTCTCCTCACAATTCCTGAAGTTGAAATACCACCTGTACCTCTTTCTCCATAGAAATTAAATGACTCAGGATTAGATCTACTTCCCAATTCTATTTTACCCCAACTGTAATCACCCATGTGACTTTCAGTAGTTATTCCTCCACTGTAAGTGGTATAATTACCACCACCAGCATCAAAGGTATAACCAGTAGAATCAAACTTTATTTCTAAGGATGAGAATGTATCTCCACTAAATTTATCCACCATTGAAAATACTCTAGTCACATATGTCATTCCTGTTCCTACAGTAGCAATTCCAATAGAGGTTTTAGCAACACTTACTATTCCAAAATCAGCCACTTGATAAACATTATTAATAAACTGAGTTCCTACACCAAGTGAATTGCCTCCCACATCATAAGAAGTGATTGTTGTGTTACCTGCTCCAATATTGGAATTATTGACAATAAAGTAATCACCCGTGCTTATTCCACTAACTGTAACTGCTGTTGAAACAATGGAATTATTTCTGAGGAAAGAATCTCCTGGAATGTGAAGATCAAAGATAAATCTATTAAAGTCTCCAACAGTTGTGGTTCCAAATCCAACCACCTGACCAAAATCACCTGCGTAAGAATCAGAAGTAGTTACTTCACGACTTGAACTAGGAACTTCAATAAGAACTTGTGGGGGATTAGTGGAAGTATATCCTGTTCCTGCTTCCGTAACAGAAATACTATAAACAGTTCCTCCTACACTCACACCCGCAACTGCTTGAGCTCTTTGGGTTGTTCCTAATCCTACAGGATTACCTACTATTACTACAGGGGTAGTTGTATAACCCACACCACCATCTGTGACTGTGATGGAAGTAATAGTTCCTGATGACCCAACCGTAGCACTAGCAGTTGCTGCAATAATAGGATCCTGAGAAATTAGAGCAATCTGCTTAGTCTTAGCAGCAGTCTGATCTTCATTTAGTGGATTAAATACAGTTGTAACATTTTCTACATATGCAACAGTTGATCCCAGTCCAACAGGTTGTAATAAAAGAGTAGTAGGTTGAATCAAGGACTCCAACTCTTCACGACTCTTACTGATTATTTGTCCATTAATAATCTTATCAACACCCTGTTTACACCATGTGACCGTTCTCTTGCAATCTGGATCTCCATTAATACCAACACCTGCATAGGCATTAGTGTTAACAATATCTGTCGATACAACTTCTTTTACTAATCTCCTATCTTCTTCTATGGAATCAGTGCAAAGATCACCATCACCTCCAATTTGAAGAGTGTCTCCTTTCTTAACAGTTTCTAATACATCCTTAAAGGTAACATCAGTATCACCACTTCCTTTATAGAAAAGAATCTTACAGGTATCACCATCGAATGATCCATCAGTTTGTCTTCCTTTAGGAGCCTCAGAGAATGTTAGAATACTTCCATTGGTAAGAGTGTAACCCTGGCCAGGGACTTGAAGAGTATCATTAACAAAGACAAGGATAGTTGATTGAACATCAATACTAGATCCCTCTCGTGCTTTAATGGTAATTGGAGCACCATCTTTCTTCAATGTAAATACTTTCTTAGTTCCATTAAATTCACTTTGAATCTTATCAAGGACTTCAAGTTGTCCGAAATGCCAACCAGCAAATGAATCAGTAGAGACATCCTGTATTGTAATCTGGAATTCTGCAAAAGTTTTAGATGGATCGGTAGGAATACCAGTTGTTCCCATTTTTGGAACAGTTAGAATTTGATCATCCGCATATCCATAACCAGTATTTCTTATTTCAAAACCCGTAACACTAGATCCTTGACCCACTACAATATCAACAGTGGCTTGAGTTCCAATTCCTGTTGTTCCTGAAGAACTGTACACCAAAGGAATATTAGTGTATGAAAGTGGTTCATCAATTACAACATCCATCTGCCTATTAACTGTTCCACATCTTGAGTAGAAATGAGTTCTTGTAGATACTCCAGTGTTAACAACAAAGGAAGTGGTATCTATAACTCGAAGAACTGTGGATCCACTAGCAGCAGG